AGCGGCACAAGGTCGCTTGACTGGCCTCGAAGCAGAAATGAACCAGGAAGCTCGCTCTGAGTTTACCTCTTCAAAAGTGAATGTGTCTGGCGGCATCAACGTCCCCAGCTTCTTGACTAGCGGTGAATCTCGTGCCGCCTTGGGTACAGTGGATTCTGGCTCTGGCAATAACGAATCTGATGCTTTCGGAGGCCAGATCGGCAAGGTTGATTCAGGATTGGTCGGTGCCTTCGCTGCTGGCGATTTGGCCACCAAGATGGGTGTCCGCAACATCACTAGCGCAACTGGTGACGTAGTGTTCCAGGTTCAGACCACGACACCAACAGTTGGAACCCCCGCTGAAGCTACGGCACAGGGCATCAACAACCCAGCCTTCGCGGCTCGCACCTTGGCGCCTAAGCGCTACTCAGCTCACGTGCAAGTGACGGAGCAACTCTTGGCTCAGAGCAGCCAGGACATGGGTGCTTTCGTTGCGCAGGAGATCCGCAAGGCTATCGACGCCAAGTTTAGCGCAGACGTTGCTGCTAAATTGCACGGTGCTGCTGACTCTCACAACGTAGCAGCAGTAGGTACAGGCATGGAGGAGTACAGCAACACTAGCTATAACTCTCTGCACCTCGAGGAGTTCTTGCTCGGAAACGATGTGGACCTCTCTAACGTGCGTGTAGCCGCCTCTGCTTTGGCTTACCGCCAGGAGCGTCAGAACAGCTTGGACGCAGGTTCAGGTTTGCTCTTCGCAAGCTCTCCTGCTGATCGCAAGCAGATCTTGGGTTACGACGCAGTGGTGTCTTCTCAGATTGATGCAGGTGAGTTGTTCATGGCTGACGTTACTCAGTTGGTGCAGTGCACCTGGGGTGGTGTCAACTTGATCATTGACCCTTACACCGATGCTGATCACGGCGTGGTCCGGATCATCGCCAACATGTACAAGGACTTCTCTGGTCTGAACTACAACGGCATCATCGGGTACGACGCAGCCTAATAACTCTTAACTGAAACTGGGGCCGGGAAATGGCCTGGCCCCATTTTTTCTGCCCATGCATATCAAGGTCACACGGAAATCTACGGAGAAGGCACTGCGCCTCTTCTACGCTCAAGAGCCAACACTGGAAATCCCAGACGGGATGACAGAGATCCCTGAAGGGGAATCGTTGGAGGAGGTAGAGGAAGCTGCCTACGCCCTCTTGCGTAATCACGTCCGTGCGATCGATGAAACGGAGGACGACCTCCTGCTCATCTACCTTGAAGCTGCATTGGACTACATGGAGCAATTGACGAACCGCATCCTCGGGGAGAGCGACGTCATTGTGTACCTGGACGCGGAGGATCTGAAGCGGCCGTTTACGCTGCCTAAGATCAACGATGTGACTCGCATGTGGAAGCTGGAGTACCGGAGCAGGGATGCCGACGACAAGGCATCTTACTTCGAACCGTACAAGCTACTTGAGGCCGAATACGAAAACGAGATCTTCACCGACGCAATCACCGGGTTGAAGGATAGCCACTTTGAGGTGGACAGCAGCGGAGAGGTTACTTCCGTATCTATCGCTATCCTCATGGATGTTTCTGAGACTTCATTGGCTTCGCTTAATGTTCAGTTTCAAAAACGGAATAGTGATGGCACCTACAGTTCATCTGATGTCTTCACGGACAGGACTTACAACCAAGCTGAAATCAATGCTGCGGGAGGGACTTTGACGGTGACCGACGGAACCGAGGTTATCCCCCAAGGGATGTATCGCATCAAGGCAGTTCTTGACGACACGAACCTAGAAGAGAACACCACGAACTACCTGTACTTCACGGCGAACGACGGGACCGACTTCGACAACGTGATCATCACAGACCGCTACCCATGCTACATGGACTTGCGGGAATACAAGTCAGCCATCGGCGATGAGTGCAGCGCTCATGGCGATGACTTCGCTCGAGCTTACATCACTGCCGGGACAGACCTTATTGCTATACCTAAGCAGTACAAGCAAGCGGCTTTGCTGTTGGTGGGTCACTACTACAATCAGCGCGAGGCAGAAAACATTGGAGGTATCACTATGGAGATCAAAGAGGGTGTTCACCGCCTCCTCCAAAGCGTAAGACACTACTGATGAAGGCAGGAGAGCTCAATGAGAAGGTAGACATCTATCGTCCAACCAGGACTGTGAACCAGTTCGGCGACATGGTAGAGTATTACACTGAGTGGAAGATGGGGGTTCGGTGCAAGATTACGTCTCTCGGAACACCATCGGCTGGGGCATCGGAATTTACCGATGACGACCAGGAGGTGGGTGAGATGAAGATGGAGCTCAAGTGCCGTTGGATCTCAGGCATTCAATTCGACGACGTCATCGTTTGGAATGGGGGTCACTTCAACCTGTATTCCATCCTTCCTTTTGGACGTCGTGAAGGCATGCGCTTGAGGGCTCGCCGCCGAGACAACAACAACTTACCTATCTCAGTTACAGACGACGAAGGAAACATCACCGACCTCACCGAAACAAACCCAGCAACCTAATGGCTAGGTCAGGAGCATTCAAGGCAAATCTGTTTTTGACAGGGTTCGAGAGAAACGATCCCTTCCCAAGCAGGTTGCGCAGATTGAAGAAGATCAAGGACAGGAAGAATGTCCTGTACAAAGCCATGGCTAAAGCTGCTGAGGATATGAGAGGTGACATGGAAGGTAAGTCACCTGTACTCACGGGTCTTTTGAGCCAGTCTTTCGCTATCCGCAGACTTAAAAAAACCCCGACGTTCGTTTTCGGCATTCGTGTTGGAGCGATCAGCGGGCCCCGAGTCGTGCAACCCAATCAGCTAGGTTACATCTCAGGCATTGCTGCCGGAGAGGAATACAATGCTATGGGGTGGCGCGATCACTGGGCTGAATTGGGAACAAGGCACCACCCGCCTCATCCCCACGTAGGCCCTGCAATTAAAAAAAACCTAGGGAGCTACAATCGAAAGCTTCGTTTTGCCCTAGGCAACATCTTCGGAACTAAGTTCTATGCAAAATTGCCCAAGAGCTGAGTGACGATAAAATGAAAAACAATGGCACTACTTAACGCAAACTATCTTGGCCTTTATGGCTTCGCCGACTCGGGGCAAACATCAGCGTACCGAGTCGAGGACAACGCTATTTTGGCAACTGCAAAAACAGATTTTCTAGCAGCTACCAGTTCAGGCGATTACGGCATTCTCGTAGACGGAGACGATGTATTGGAAGATTCAGACGTACCAGCTATCGGTAGCAATTCAGCCGGTAGCTGGGCCAACGGTGTAGCCCAGCTTGACCTCCTGGCCGCAGCAACGTCCACCACTCTGGATCTAAGCAACACGATCGACGAGGTCGTAGCTAAGTCTACCCAATGCAACTCTGAAACCTACATCATCGGAGGAGCTCAGTCCTGGAACCTTTCCGCTGACGGATTGATTCAGGACGTCGTATCCTCTGACCGCATGGGTGCAACTCGCTTGATGGACATCGCTCGTAAAAGCGAATATGTCTTGGTTCGCTTCGTGTTGGACGTCACCGACAAGGACACGTCAGGAACTGATGAAAACCAGGTCAACTACATCGGTCAAGGCATCATTGAGAACGTAAGCATCACCGGTGGATTTGACGACACAGCAACCTACTCCGTAACAGTTCGTGGCTACGGAAAACTCTATAAGTACCAGCACTAAGAATTGAATCATGGCAGTAGTAAACGCAAACTGTCTAGCTATCTACATCGATAGCGTAGACTCTCAGACAAAAATTAAGACACTGGCGCCTTACGCTTCTACAAGCTCGGCAGCACAAGCGGCGACAGTGGACTACACTCGCGCTATCGTTGCCGACTCTGACCCGACTAGCGGTGAAAACAACATTTTCATCGGGTATGGTGAGATCGATCACGGCACCGACGCCTTCACTGACCAGCTCGACCGCTTGGATCTCGTTGGAGCAGCAACCTCGAGCAACCTCGACTTGACAAACTCAATCGAGAACGTCGCTCGAGATGGCGAAGGTGGCACACTCCAGGAATCGAATCAAGAGTGGACGATCACATGCGACGGTCTGATCCAAACCTCGGATGACGCAGGTGTCTCCATCATGGATATGGCTCGCAACAAGTACTATGCAATCGTCAAGTTCTCTATCGACAAGGACGGAACCGACATTGACTATTATGGGCAGGTACTGATTGAATCGGTGCAGCTCTCAGGTGGTGTCGATGAGATTGCCACTTACAGCGTGACCTTGACCGGTGTAGACCAGCTCTTGAAAGAAGCATAATAATCACGGGGCGGCGGGATAAATCGTCGCCCCTTTTAACCCAACCACATGAATACCTTAAGAGGAGAATTCAGCTTTACGCTGAACAAGAAGAAGTATCAAGCATGTTTGTCACTCAACGCGATGCGCCTTATGTGCAACGCCATGGGGGTCAAGCTCAACGACATGGACAAGTGGCTCAGCGACGACCCATTGACCGCCATTCCAGCTTTTGCTTACTACGGCGTGAAGAATCAGGCAGCTCGCAAGGGCAAGGAGTCTGGACTACCAGATTTTGAGCATTTCTGCGCACTGGCCCTGGATGATTCAGAAACGCTGGACACCATGATGCAAGCCGTTACTGAAGCCCTAGGCGCCGGCGAGGATACCTCGGGAAACTAATAGGCCCCTCTGGAACCACGGAGGAAGAAGAGGCCTCCTGGGAGAACATATACAAATCGGCTCTCGGAATAGGATTAAAACCAGACGAGTTCTGGAACATGACCCTGAGAGAGTTTATTTGGTACAGGGAGGGGTGGGCGCAAAATATGAGTTACGCATGGGATCACACGTCTTCATTGATGGCAATGACAGCGAATGTGAACTCAGCAAAAGGTAAAACCTTTCAACCGGACGATTTCCATCCGTTTGCAAGGAAGTCAAATCAAGGAGTGAAGAGCAAGGAAGAAGCTGAAGCACTTCTGGAGAAAATGAGAAAATTCTAATGCCTAGTATTACAGGAGCAAGTCGGTTAGCAGCGATCCTTACGGTTGACATCAAACCGTTTCTTAGGAACATTGAGATCGCGAATATTAGGCTACAGAAGTTTCAAGCTCAAGCTCAGGCTCTCGGATCGGGACTTCTCCGTTCTGTAGGCCTGGGCTTTGGCCTTTTGGGGGCCGGAGCATTGTCTGTGGCTGAAAAGTTCTCTGAGATCACATCTCAACTTCGTGCCATCGGTGGCTCAACAGCAATGGAGCCTGTTATCGATGCAGCCAGAGAGCTAGGTCGGACGACAAAATTCACAAGTACTGAGGTAGCGGAGCTTGCCCTCAGCCTAAAGAAGCTTGGTTTCGATGCTCAGGGCATCCAGGGGGCCATGAAGACGGCCACAAAACTCACGCAGCTCTTCGGTGGTGATTTGAACAAGGTAGGTTCAACGATCGCGGAGGTGCGTCGTCAATTCGGCCTCACCGAAGAGGAGGGGTCTTTTGAGCGTATTGGTGACGTCTTTGCTGTTGCGTTTAGGGAAAGCGCCCTAGATATTAACAACCTTGGCGGTGCCCTCAAAAACGTAGGTACGGTAGCCAACCAGTCTGGTTTAACACTTGAGAAGACAATCGCTCTTCTCGGTGGGTTGGCTAACCAAGGTCAGAAGGCAGAAAGAGCTGGTACTCGACTAAAGACAACGCTTGTTCGTCTTGGGCGGGAGTTTGGATTTACTGAGGATCAAACAGGAATCCTTACCTCCGGAGTTCTTGACACAGCTCAGATTTTCGATCTCCTCAAAAACAGAGCAGGTCTCGCTGGTGCCGTTATTGCTCAGTCAGGAGCAGAAATCAACCTCCTTGAGGAAAGGCTTATTAACGCTAAAGGGGCTTTGGATGCGATGTCTGAAGGCCTCGACACCCAGTTGTTTATCAGCGTAGCGAGAGCCAAAGCCGGTGTTGAAGACCTTTCAATTAGCTTAGGCGGAGCCCTCGCCCCATACGTGGCAGCCGTAGCCGACGGTCTCCAGTACCTAGCTAAGAAATTTGACGAATCTAGCGACAAGACAAAAGACTCGATCGCTAACTTCTCAGTGATGGCAGTGGTCGTGCCTATTGCGATCACGGCAGTGGCTGGACTCGCAGCGGCCCTGCTCGCTTTGGAGGGTCCAATCGTTCTCATATCGCTAGGTATAGGCGTCTTAGTCGGAGCGTACACCAAAGCAGCCCTAAAAGCGGCTAGGATAGCGCGTGAGCAAGAGCGATTGAATGAGACGTTTGCCAATTTCAGAGAACTAACAAGAGGAGAGGATGGTGAGTCATTTGATCCAGGAGGGATTGCAGCCACTTCCACCGGCGCTCTCGAGCAGCTCGCAGCGAGACAGGAAGAGTCCTTAAAAGCGCTGCGTCTACAGAAGCAGGAGATTGAGGATGAGATTACCGAGAGGGTTAATCGACCATCACTCAACTCCCAAATTGCGGTAGACAAAGAAATACTTAAGGATAGCGGCGAGACAAAGCAGATTCAGGCAGAGATCAACAGGCTGATTTCTCAACAGTTCGTTGTCAAGAAGGAGCTTGAACAAAGGGAAGACAGGCTCAGGGACCTTGCAGCAGAAAGGCTTGACCTTCAACAGAGATATGCCGATTCGCTGGGCTTCTCTCAGCAGATTCTGCTAAAATTCCAAAATGGGTGGGAGAAAACTGGCGACAACATCGCCAAGGCTCTTGCCGAGTTTGGGTTCGCCACAGAAGACCTTGGCCAAATTCAAGGCAAGCTTGAGCAAATTCAAAACCTCTCCCTCGCGGACATTGTGGACGGTGGCGCCGACGTATTCAAAGGCCTGACAGATGGTTTGAAGGGAACTCCAGAGCAGCTAAAGAAGCTCTCGGACGCCCTAAACAAGCAGATCAAGGCACTTGGGATTGAGGGCGCTATTGAAAGCGGCGAGGAGTTCGCGAATATCTTCCTGGAAGCAGCCAAGTCTTACAAAGACTTTTCCGACGATCTAGCTAGGCAGATCAAGATAAATGGCATTGAGGAAGCTAGTGATAAAGCCGTAGACTTAGCCGAATCTCTTACCTCCCTGGGTAGAGTAACCGAGCAAGGCTTCAATGAAAGGAAGCTTTCAGCGCTTACAACGGAGCTAAACGCTCTCCTTGCCCAAGATGTATCCACGTCGTCGAATAGGGTCAAAGACCTCAACAAGGAGATCGAGGATCTGGAGGAGACTATTAGTGCCAGTAATCTGGCAGACAAGCTGAAAAAAGTCCTGGAAGCCCCAGAGACTTTTGATGAGTTTGCCAACACTGACCCCCTTGTAGCCTTTGAGCAAGCAGCAGCTAGGGCTGGCCGAGAGGCTAGAGGTTTGTTTGCAGACTTCCAAGCTGGCGGTACAACCACTCTAGAGCAAGTCAATGACGCCGTTAAAAAATTCTTG